ATTTCATAATCTTCTGGATGAATATTCTTTCCATGTGCGGAACCCATTCTTATATCGGTTTTATATAACGCTATTATATAATGTTATATAAGATTTCTTTATACCCGACTGGCTTGACCTTACGAGCTAAAGAGCCGGTTCACAATCCCATTCTCAAACCGCAGCCAATTGAGACAATGTGCATACACCACCACTTCCCATTCAAGTGACCCGCCAGGCTGGTCAATACCTATTGTGCTAGCCCCTGGTGGTTCCACAGTCAATGTTAATTTCACATCATTGGCACGACTCATGTTGACATGCCCACTCGGCTGCCGACGGCCAGGCGCCTCCGCAAATGTATATCCATAAATGTATTGAACATACGATGTGTAAGACCCACGGTGATGTTGCGCCAGGGTTCGCCGAAAGTAGGCCTCATTCCCTTCTGCCACTGGTTGACCGTTAATATACAACGCACCACTCACTAGCAGCGGCCCTGGTGGATTGTAGACTGGATCCTGTTGATGCCACGGCACCGAGCTGTAATTTGTCCACTCATTCAGATCCGTTGCCGCCTTCCGTCGCACAAACCAGAGCAACTCCTCACATGGATGGTTCAGTTCTAAGGGAAGCTGCACCGTAATCCGGTCATCCAGCTTATTGACAGTGTATTTCAACGGTTCAGCAAAACGAAACCCATAAACTTCCCTATAGAGTTTTTCATAGGGTGACCGCAAGAGGGCGTTCCGTAGTTTCCCCGTGGTGTATGCACTATAGGTAATGAGGGAGATGCGTTTCGGTTGGGGGACCTGGTTACTCGTGGTAATGCTGAAGCCTGATGCATCAGTGTAGTTGTACTGCTTGAAAGCGAACGTCTTGCCGAGAGGTGTGTCCTGACAAGAGGAACGCAATCCGTCCGTGCGCTGCACGAGGTCAGTAAAGGGGCGGAGTTTCACCACCACGCGGACGGAGCCATCACGGGAAGAGGCAAGAGGCCAAGCGGCGGAGCGACGGGTGCGGCCAAAACTGAAAGGAAGAACACAAGAGAGCCGGCCATTCAGAGTTGGAAAGAGGCGCGATTCATTCATGGACGTTCCTGGGAAAACACCGAGAGCGTCCGTGCTGACGCCGAACTGGGTGTTGCGCGAGGGATAGACGGAGGAGTATACATAGGCATAATCGCCGTCAATGCGCTCCAGCTCGTACTCGTCCACTTGAAGGGATGCCCATTCAATGAGGGCCGTGCCCATGGAGTTCGCATAGGTCCACGCCGGCTCGCCTGAGTTGTCAATAGGAATATAGAAACCGGAATTGAGACCGGCGCGTATGCCCTCAGGCAGCCAATGGTCCAGCTCAACATTCAAATACGCCTGTAGTAAAAAATCTCCACAGGTGCGACTATCAATGTCAAATGTCACGGTGCCGCCATATGTCTGCGAACCACGGGCCACCGTCTCGTCCACCGATGTACTAAAGGGTAGGGAACGAGTAGAAAGTATCTCGGGCGAAAAAAGGGATGTTTGTATGTCGGCGGGGAAAATGTAGTCGTCCAGCTCCCCACGGTCTATTGCATCTATCACCGTTGTCTTATCGGCTAAGGGGATCTTACAATTAAAATTCATAGATGCCGGCACCTATACCTGCTCTGGTGGGCGAAAGAAAGAAAGTCAATTATACACAATTCCTATAATGTTACACTATAGGAATTGTTCTAGTGAACCCAGAGCCTTCCGCCCAAGGCATTACGCCTAGGTCTTGAGCTTAGCCCAGAGCCTCCAGCTCAGGTCTTCTGGTCAGCCCATAGCCTCCAGCTCAGGTCTTTAGCCACCGACAAATCCCACAAGACCGCTCTGACCGCCGCAACTGTGTCCCAATCTCCTGATTCAGCTCTGCATTCAGCGTCAAATAGTCCTCCTGTGTCTTTAAATACTCCGCCATATATGCCACTTTCCGTGATTCCAACTCCTTTTCGCTCACAGGCATCGGATCTTCTGTAAGAGTTGCCGTTGACCCGTCATCCGAAATGACACTATCCACTCCTTCACGCCGCACTTTATCCAGGGCTGCATACACCACACATAGCTTATGTTTAATGAGATTCTCGCGATTCCCAATCCGCTTCACCTCCGTAAAGATGTTCGTGCTATAAAGAATCGGAAAACGACATCGCACCGACTCTGGGACAATAAACTGGTTATTGTCCTTAATCTCACTCACCTTACTCTCCACCTCTTCCACAACTCCTATAGTGTCAGTATCAGTGAAGAAGAGGGTCTTGCCTGAATAAAACTCACATTGGGTTTGCAGCTTGTCAAACTGATAGGCCGTCGTCTTATGCGCCTCCGTCTTCGCGTCCAACTTCAAATAACTGACGAGGCCGAGTATAAATGTATTCAGTGCCCCAAAGCCACTCACTATAATGTGTCCATAGGGAATGGCCTCTAGCGCGAGACTGAGAACTGTGAGGAGTGAGCTTATAAAAATAGTGGGAAACATCAGTAAATAGAGACTCTGTTCGCAATGGGTCTTGGCCTCAATGTAGATGATCTTCTGACCACGCAGGTATGAGGCAATAATATCTAGGGCCGCGGACTTGTTGCTCTGGACATCCACAAAGACTTTCTCAATCTCGTCCTTGAATTGACGAAACATCTTGAAATCTTGGTAGTAGGAGCCATAAATGATTTTCTGAGGAGGCGATGGCATGGCACTCAATGCCTTTATATCCGATTCACTTAATAGAGGCTGTACTGGTGGCTGTGGAAGTATACGAAAATTTGGGGGGGCAGGCGGTGGCTCGGCCATAGAAGACATATTCGGGCTGGCAACGGTGCTTTCCTCAGGTGCACTAATTGGCACAGCAGAAGGAAATCCTTCAGATGTTTCCTCCAATGGCGGCATGGAAATCACCGTTGTATCTGCCCGTGGCAGTGTCCGTCGTTGCATCGACGATGACCCAGACGAGCGCGACCCAAGAGGGGCTCGCTGAATAAATTGTCGTTGTGCTTTATTCATAATAGATAATACCTATAGTAAATAACATAGAAAATGTACTAATTGAGAAACGCCAACCCTCCACGCCCCTGTTCCACAGCATAATATGCCGTTGCACAAAGGACAATATCATACGCCGCTACCTTCCAATTATTGTAGTAATCCCGCTGAATGTCATTAAGCACAACACGAACATTCGGTTCCATTGCTTCACTATAGTTGAGACCAGCAGGTGGTGCATAGGTCTGCGACGGAGCACGTCGTGTGTAGCTCGGCTTGAATCCATTTTCCTGTATGAGGAACTGCGCAGCACTGGCATACTCCGCGTGTGCGTGTTGTGTCAGCTTATTCAACACAAGTGGACCCCAAGATTGGTCACGCACCGTGGAACCGTAGGCCGACTGCAGGCCGGCAATGTAGAATTCTCCTGAGACTGTGACATTGTTATAGGCCGTGCGACGGTTTGCTTCCAGCGACTTGGCCGAGCGCACCGTATGCAAGATACGGTCCACATGATAAATACCGTCGTAATTGACAACCGCCGCCGGCGCGACTGGTGGCACCAGGTCCAGAGAAGCATATGTCGCCGGCCCAAAGTTAAAATGATTGTAGCTTAAGTAACGACGATAGGGTATCAGAAAGTTTGCCTTTGCCAACGCTTCACGGTCCTCATTGGATAAGTAGACCTGTGTCATCTCTATAGATACAGACGGTGGGTCCAGCTCATGAAGTCTTAGTGGGACAAAGCTGCCTGAAGCGTCTGCGGTCTCCCAGGAAAACTGTGGGACGAGCCATGGTTTTGGCTTCGGCACCGACAAGTCCGAACATACAACTAAATCCTCAAGGTCCCGCAGTGTAAGCCGGACTCGGAACCGTTGGCCACGTAACGCCACAAGAGGGAAGTTTCTTATAAATGGAAGTTCTAGTATGTATTCATGGTCAGGGTCTACGGAGCGTTGCACATTTAACAAGTTTGTTTCATCATATACGCCAGCCAAAGTATCGGCCAAATGGTGAGCACTATAGGAATTGAGATGACGGGATGACACATAGAGAGCGTCTCCGGTCACCTCTTGAAGTGTTATGTTGTCCTGGAGGATTTCGATCTTCTCAAACAGCATGTAGCCGATGGCGGAGGTGTAACCGTATGAATTTGATGATAGGTCTCGCACGAGACCCCGCTTGACGGCAGCGCGGTAAGCGGGTGGGACCCACGACGGCAAGGTCACATGTAGCCAGGCCTCCTGGAGAATGTCGCCGTATACATCCAGGTCAATATTCAGCACACGACCGAAACCGGCGGAATTATAAGGTCTTACGGCTCTAGTCTCTGTGCTGACCGCCGCATACTTTTCATAGCTCCAGCTGAAGGGATTTGCTGCTGATGCCGAGTCGTCAAAAAAATAGGCGTCTTTGACTCCACGGGCGACCAGCTCATAGAGCGCGCCTCCATTATTGGTCTGTAAGGCCATACCTACTTAGTAGGGTCGTTCTAATTTATGTTTATTATGCGCATTTCCTATAGTGTTTTCTTTGGGCCGACACTATAGGAATTATTCTTAGAGAGATGGGATTTGGAAGATGGGGTTTGCGTGATGGTAATATAAGAAGAGAAATTGCTCCTACAAGTGCTCCAACTTTTTCTCAGCCTTCAAGCGCAAAATTTGGAACAGTAGCACTTTTTACTTCATTCGCAACACCAAAAGTAAATATTGTACGTTTAGATTTAAGTGGGAATTTTGGACCAGCGGGCGGATACTTTTCATCTATTGATCCTAATATGACTCTAATTTTTGCGTCTACATATTTTCAAGATGGTTCAGGTAATAATTATTTTGCTCTTTGTACTGATGA